CTAGGCTCGTCTCCTATAGAAATATTACATACTCCATTGGAATATACTGCTATAGCTTCGATAAATGGATAATATGGAACTAAGTCCTTTTGCGAATTAATACGTAATTCAATTGGATTGTTTTTAATAAATATGTGAACATTACTAAAATCGCTAATGTCACTTAGTGAATCAAAAATATCACAACGGCCACTATATTTAGACATGATAATACTCCTTTCTTTTAGTTTATTATATCACAATTAAAATATGCTGTCAATAGTTTTCTCGTAATTTTCTACTTCGAACTTATCTATGATTAGCTGTGGTGTTCTATGTCCATTCCATTCATTGATATTCATAGTCCCAACCACTTCCATCTTTTTATCTAAACCAGTAGTAAGTAGTTCTTTATCAGCGTTTGACACCATAAACCACATAAACGCTATACCATCTTTTTCTAGCTTAAGAGTTCGCTTATTTGAACCGAGGATTTGTATATCTTTAGGCGAGAATATAATATCGTGTATATGTAATAATGGTTCACCTATACCCTGTCCATATATACTATGTGTGCCCTGCATATTAGGGTCAAATTCGTTAAATAAACATTTAGGTAAGGATTTTATTGTTGAACTAGTTAAAACGCTAATTTGAGGCTCTGAGAGAGTTAGAGAGGTAATCCAATTAAATACTTCTTCCTCTTTTTCTTTATCCCAACCAATTCCGAATGCGCCCTCGTGTCCTGCCGCATACATAAACAAGCCGCTTTCGTTACACAAACTTCTAATATCAATTGGACTACGTGCAGACCCCTCTACCGTGCCCTCAGTTCTTTCGTGAACAAGAAATATAGGTTTATTATATTTAGACATTAATTTGTTCGCAATAAGTCCAGTAAGCGGCGTTTTGGTGTTTATCTTAAACACCATTATACTCGAATTTAAACAAAGACTTAGATTATTTTCAAGTAGCGAATCTCTAAGTTTGTCTTGCTCAGTTTTGCACTTTTTGCAAATCTTAATAACCTCGTCAACATTTTGGCCACAAGCTAATGCCATAAATAGTTTTTGCTTTTCTTCGAGTGTACCTACACGTATTACGGCATTAATGCGACTAACTTCTCCAAATGAGAAATCTTTATTGTTAGTTCCTCCTTGATAGTTAAATGCGTCAATAAATGGTTGCAAGTGTGGGTGCATTAATTGTAATCCCCAATATCTAAATGTGTTTTGTTCTGAGTTTGTAAATTCGCAACTATCTGATATATTCGTTAAATGAACAAAAGACATTAAATCATTAGCATATGTGGTGTTATTTAACTCATCTATAGCTTGACAAACCTTAAATGTGACCCCACAGCCGCTAAGTTGTTTATTGATTACGTTTTTGCTATATTGATTGTTAACAATGATAGCATATGGGTTATCTTGAGAAAATTCATGGTGGTCTGAAATACAGCAAGTATATCCTAATTCTGAAAGAATTTTACATTCTTCTGTGTTATTTGACCCTGCATCACTTACCCAAATCAAGCCTTCGTTAGAATTAATCCCCTCAATTCCACTAGCTTCTTGAATAAATCTTTCCATAATTTCGTCATCTTGTAACCCGTGGGCTTTTGGGTTTTTGTCGTGAATTAATACTTTTATATTAAGATTTGGTCTGCAACGCTTTAAATAAATATATTGTACAGCACACGCAAAAGCTCCATCATTATCAGAATCATGGATTAAATAAAATATTCTATTTTTATTTATTGCGTCTAATATAATTTGAGCCATCTCGTATATATTATCATAATGGTCTAACGGCTCAATATATCTCGCCGACATATATTCTTCTATATTTTCAATTCCACATTTTTTCATGTAGTCTTTGAGGGTTATATTTTCAAATGGTTCAAATATTGGTTTTATATTCATTAATCGTCAGTAATCCTTTCTCTATGCATATATAATAATTCAAATCTTTCTTTGCCTAAATCAAATGGGCTTGCTTTATACATGTCATTAAATCCCATATTATTATAACAAACATATATATTAGCTATATAAGGTTTACATTTATTATAAATCTTCATTACAGATTTTTCAAATTTATTATATTCCTCATTATCACCTATTTCATGGAAATCACTATCTAAACAAATCGTTAAATCAGATACTCCCATTTCAATAAGTTTTTTAAGCTGTCCATCTCCAAGTTCATGGCCATATAAACCTAATGCTACATTATTATTTCCATACCACGTATCAGCTAATTGTACACTAGCTTCTGCTTCTACGAGCCAACATATTTTACTTTTCTCTATTTTGGCTTGATTGAGGTTAATACCATATGGTACTGCGTTAGTAGGAAAGTTAAACTGTGTGCCATCTAATAATTCTAATGGTATATATTTAGGCATATCGGGTCTCATGTTGCGAACTCTAATGCCACATAGGTTTCCCAAACAATCATAACATGGTAATACAATTTGGTCTCTGTATAGATAATATCTTACGTTATATTTATCCATAGTTTCCTCTGAAATACCTCTGTCACACCAGTTTTCGTGATATAGTCTAGGAAATATATCTAATACACTAGGGTCGTAATTTGGCAATTCTATTGACTTGTCTTCTTTTTTCATATATTTACTCAAGCCCATCTTCCAATTATATATATTGGACTCTTTACGATTAGACTCTTTAAAGTTAAATTCTATTCCTAAAGTGTCACAAATCCATTTTGCACACTTAAATATAGACCACTCTTCTCCCTTTAGTTTAGCTCTTTTTTGAACTAATTGGTATATATCAAAAGAGCAACCGCAAGCGGTATAACAATGAAGAGTATAAGTATCTGTGTAAAATTCTAATTTAGGCGAGCCGTCAAATGGGTCTAAATTATGGCACATAGTCATAAGAACCCACTTGTCGTCGGTTTGATATTTGATAACACCGTTGCCGCCAAGTCGATTAAATAATACTTCGTAGTCATCTAAAGTAAGAATATCATATTTAAGTTTTTTTAAGAAATCTTTATACGCTTGATACTCTTCGTTAGTCATAATAAAACGTCCTTTCATTTGGTGCTTTAATTATACCAAACAAAAGAACGTTTGTCAATAGTTATTATAAAATTATTATAGCAAATACAAGTAGTAGTACTCCGACAAATAATTGAACTTCGTCAATTGAATATTTATGAAATACTGGGTCAATGAAAATTGACTCGGTAAACGCATCAATACTCATAATAAGAAGCACTATACTACATATTGTTTTTATTATCGTTACTACTGCTGTTACCATTTGCCTCTTCCTTTCTTTCTAAATCCTCAAAAACTCCACACTCGTCGGCAATAAGAATTTCTAATATATCCATACTACAGCTCCTTTCCGAAAAATGTAATGGTTAAGTCTCCGTCGTACTTTTTAGTGATTATTATTATAGCAATAACAGCTATGGCTAACAATCCAATTTCGATGAATAATGGTAAAAATACCAACCACCATGACCAAGCGATTACATTGGTAACTTTTAGTACAACAAACACAATTGTTAATACTAAAAGAAAATCTAATGATATATATTTATAATTCATGGCTAGCTCCTTTCTTAATCTGTAATTTCTACTTTATAATTATATAATGCATTGTACAATACTTTAGGGATTTTATCTTTATATAAATCCGCAACTTGCTTTATATACTTTTCTTTTTCTGTTTTATAAGCTTCAAACGCCTCTTTTTCTGTATTATAATACCCAATTATTATTGCGTTTCCAAATTCATTACATTTGGCGCAAAATTTATTATCTGTATCTTTTTTATTTACCCCTATGGGATATTTTCCTCTGTTTAATCTTCTAGTTGTAAATAAATTGTTAATAATTCTAGGAACAAATACACAGTTATCAGGAGAATATGTTTTGTTATTTTTTCTAATTATATCTTTATCAATATATAATTTTTCACCTATATTATAATAATTAGATTCATACCATTTTTCAAAATTGTCATAAATTAGCCATTCGTTACATATTTTAGTATCTTTATATGCAGTGTGTTTTTCTTTGTATTTTGGGTCTACGGTTCTTTGTAGAAGTGCGTGCCACGTTTTATATGCTTCTTTATTTTTAACATTGCCATCATATCCCATACACGCCACTCCAAAACATATTTTATCAAATGGATTTTTAATTGCTCCTTTTGTAATGTTTGTCCATTGAACGACTTTATTATATTTATGTTCATCTAAAAATTCTATTAATATATTATCATTATTTCGATAATCTTTAATTATAAAATCAGTTCCGAAATTTGTAGTAAATATTTTACCGTCCCTTTCTGATTTATATTTTAATCGTATTTCTTCATTATTCATTATATTCAATCACCAAATTTTTTACATCTAATGGACTATTATCTCTATCGGTACAGAACATGTCTATGCTTGTTGAGGTTCCCAAGTCTACATATTGATAAACCTTAAGCCCAATTGGATATTCCGAGCCACGTCCTTTAATAATATGAATCACATTATTGGGTATGACTTTTTCACCAAATTTTATTGGATTGTTCTGTTGGTTCCATTTTCCAATAAGTACATCAACTTGTGCTAATTCCTTTTTGGTAGGTCTCAACATTATCATTGTTCCGTCGGTCTTTCTTACGTTTGCTTTACCGCCTGCCAAACAAGATTCGTTAGGATTTTCCATATTGTCTTCTTGTCCATTGAGCTGAATAGCCGTAATTAAACTAACGTCACATTCACGCTGAACTTGTTTTAATCTATCGGTTAACGCAAGCAATACCATGTCTTCTCTCTGTGGAACTTTTGTTTCGCTTGATATTTCTTTGGCTACAAATCCATTATTCTGTATGTAGTCAAAACATACAGTTTCTACACCATAATTATATACATAATATTTTATTGTGTCTATCAGACTTTTAGTTGTAAACTCAGGGTCATCTACAACATATAATCCGCTTTCCGCTAATATTTCACTTGCTTTAATTACACGTTCTTTTTCATCATCAACATATGCATTTTTAATTATATGATTTCTAGGCACTTTACTAATCCAAGCTATAATCATAGGGTCAATTTCTTTTCTGAGGTCTAATTCTGTATTGATAAATAATCCTTTACCTTTACGAGATTTATTTTTAATGTATTTACCTAAATTGACATCATATACTTGGGTTATTGTAGCTTTGCACATATCACCCATACTGAGCACTGTCTTGCCAGCCCCAGACTTTGCTCCTCTGATGATAAAACCATACATTCCGTTAAATATGGCATTTAAATAACCACTTTGGAAACTATTACCCAACAATGGGGTCTCTGCAAATTCTTCCATAGTTTGTAAGAAATCTGCACCTGCAATATATTCTTCCTTAGCCGCAGAGCTTTTAAATTGTCTTCTTACACCAGTTTGTAATCCATCAAAATGATTAATAATATCTTGTGTGCTGTATTGGTTGAGGTTTTCTAATTGGCTTTCTTCTGATTTAGTAATATCATAAAATTTAGTTATATCAAATCCTATCTCTTTATAAGTTCTTAAACAACTAAACTTCTTAAATTCGGTATAATAATGTTCAAAATTACTTTTATCAGTAATTTCTATAATTGTATTAATATATTCTGAACCATTATTATCTTTATAGATATTATATTGAGTTTCGTATGGAGATAACCAATTTTCTATATCCATGATTGAAATGGTATTACAACCATCTGCGTATAAATTATAGCAAGCAACAAAAATTATTTTATGTAATTGAACTACAAATTCGTTTTTATCGATTGGAAATTTGCTCTCAATCATTAACGATGGCTTTTGTAGGTAGCAAGCCAATAGTTCATCTGCAATTAGATTAGGGTATAATTCCATTTATGTCTCTCCTTTGTATTATTTTCAGTTTAATTATATCAAAATTTTAGGGGCTAGTCAACCCCTAAAATGTAATTTTCTTTATTGGTCTTTTTCTTTTTTGATTTGTTGCCTTGACTATTGTTTCGTTTTCAATATTAAATGCCTCTGCAAGTTCATTAATCTGTTTTGTTTGCATATAATAGTCTTTTGCATCTAATACATAGTATGGAATGAGACTTAATGGGGTGTTTGCTTTATTATCTTCTGATAATAAATCTATTTCGAGTATTTCTGTTACATACCATAAAACATAAAATAACGTACTATAATTCCAATCACGATGTTCATCAAGCATATTTTTCATCTGAGAACCAATCATGTCCCAAGGGATACGAGCATCGTCTATTCCTTTATTTTTATATATTTCTACAATTTTATCGGTTACTAGTCTTCTATCGGTGCCTTTAATTGATTTATAATTTTTTCTTTCCCTATTTAATCTTTTTTGCATAGCCGAATTTTGACATAGCAGTGAGCAGTAATACATATTACTACCTTCTTCTTTATAGGCTTCGTCTTTGGAAATTTCTTTTCCACAATATCTACATTTAACCATTTGTGGTTTTGCCATTATAACATACCTCTCTCGTCTTCATATTTGCCCATACAAGGCATTTTAATTATTTACCCTTACACGTTTAGGGGTATATAGTTAAAGTGTCTTATTTTTGAAATATGAAGCTATGAGGGCTATAATTAACCCTCATAGCTTTCTGTATCTTCAATTGGATTTAATTGTTCATATGTTCTAATGTTTGGAAGGAATCCTTCAAAATTAGTAATGTTACGTTTGTTAATATAATAATCTAATGTTTTATCACCTGTGGAGTTATTATGTAAATCAATATATTTAGCTATAGTAGAACTATCTATTCCTAAAACCTTTGATAAGTCTTTATTATATAACAGACCGTATCTTGTATCTAAAAATGTTCTATTTCTATTATCTTTAACTATTCCACTTTTACAATCATATGTCGTGATTTTTGTGTTAAACGCTTTTTCTACTGACCATCCAAGAGTATTTAATCTTCTTCTTATTGTTGTATAAGACATCCCTAGTTCTTCTGCCCATAATTGCATAGATTGGGTTTTACCATTGTAAGTTATATAATGATTTCTAGTTGTGTTATTACCTTGTTGTTTATTGTCAGCCCAACGACAATTTGATGGTTCATAATTTCCGTTAACATCGATTCTGTCTATGGTTAATGTTTCTTTGTATCCATTTTCTAAAGCCCAAATTTTGAAATTATTGTAATCGTTTTTCCATTCATCACAAATAGCGATACCTCTACCACCATAATTCTTATATTCTGTGTTATTTTCGTAGTAGCATCTTGATTTCATATTGCACCAACAATAATATAATCTTGTAGTAGTATTGTTTTCTTGCAAATGCTTAAGTATATTTGCTCTATTAACGACAAACACCCCAAACTTGGTTTTATGGTTACATAGATAGTAATAATCCCTTTTAATATATTTGACTAATTCGCCTTTTTTATTTTTGTAATAATATTGTTTACTTTCATCAATATGGTCAAAAGCTATGACATACCAATTGCCATAGCTTTTACTAATGATGTCATTGACATCTATCATTAATTATACCTCAATACCACGCTCATTCGCGAATGACACTAGCTGACTATAAATTGACTCTAATTCTACAAGCTGTGTATCTGTAGCATCTGTAATCTTCTTACCCTCACCAAGCTGTCTTGCGATAACATCTGTTACAATCTCGGGATATTGTGGGAATAACGCTTCCACATAAGGCTTAATTGATGTAAAATAATCTTCCTTTGTGTAAGTATTCTCAGAACCAAATACAAACTCTTCAAGGTTGGCATCTTCGTTCTCTGCCGAACGTTTCTGTGCGTCAATAATTGCATTGATAACTGTATCTGCACTAAATGGATTGATTATAGCTTCAATGTCAAATCTGCTTCCACCAAAGATAGTTTTTGAACCAAGTGGATATGCAGTAGACTTAATAACCTTACCTGTTTCTGCATCAACACCGTTCCCTTTTACATAGAATCTAAAATCACATAAGTCACGCACAAAACGAGTCGATGACTTTTCTCCCTTAGTACCCTTTGGCTGTAAGAATGTTGTACCGTCTTCATTTTCGATTAACTCTTCATGCGAAATGAAAATTATTGTATATCCACAAGAACAAAGTTTATTAATCTGCTGTTTAAATTCCTTACGATATACAGAATATCCGTTAGGGTTTCCTTTCTGTAAGTGCTGAATTTCTCCAACATCTCTTACACCATACTCTTTACATAATGCAGTCTCAAAAATTTCAACAATGTCTTCTGTACAATCAATTATCACTGTAGCGAATTTTTCTTTCATTGCATCCATTGTCTTATCATCTGTTAACTGCTTAACTACATCCAAAAAGTCTTTCTTCTGCTTAATAGGCACTTTGTAACCTCTAATTGCTGAACCACCTGCTTCTCCCATAAGAAGAATTGGCTTAGGGAATTTCATAGCTACTGTAGTCTTTCCTACCGCATTACTACCCCAAAACATAAGCTTAAGACCCTCAAGACCGTATGTAACACCGCCCTCTTCAAGAGCTAATAAATCAATATTTGCCATATCTAATAAATTCCTTTCTTAGTAACATTTTTCTTTATAATAACATTAATCTAGTTGGTTGTCAATATTTAAGTTATAATACACACGAGCCGAAACCCGTGTGTATATTTACTTAAATTAGAATGGTGACTCAATGTTACCAAATGGATTTCCTACTGCCGCATTAGCTGAACCCTTTACCGTAGTAGGGGCTGTCTTAACTCCCTTATCAGCCTTGCGTCTTGCAATCATAACCTGTCTCTCTTCGTAAGCATTAGCTCTGTCATCATCGTTAACGAAGTATTCATTCTCTTCTTCAAATGGCTCGTCTCCACCGATGATTTGGAACTCTGTTGTTGTATATCCCGCAACTCTCTTAGACTTTCTACCAAATCCTGTAGGCTCTGTAGTCTTAGCTCCGTGCTGTACTGTAACAACTGCAAAATCGAGCTTTGCCTGAGAATTTGTTTCATACATATCCTCAAATGCATCTGCAAGGTCAGCAGGTACTACAAATGTCATTGGCACAAGTGCACCCGCATAGTTAAATGTCTGCATAGCAAGCTTAATCTTGCCTGTTTCTTCTTCATTAACAATTATTGGTGTTCTTCCACCAATAATACCGCTAATAGAACCTTCTGCATAATCCTCTGATGGTACGTTTGTAGAAGTCATTGTAAACAACTCAACCTTCTGTACATATTCCTTCCACTCGCCATCCTGTGTCACGTACTCATTAGGAGCAAGTGAACCATCAACCTTTACTCTTGTTTCTCCTACTACATAAGTAGAAAGAATTGTCTCAAGAGTCTTGTATTTAGGGTTATCTGCTACATTTCCATCCTTATCGATGTACTTTTCGTCAACACCCCAAGATACGTCTACCTCTACTGGGTTTCCGTTTACTTCAATAACAAATGCAGGGTTCTTAAACTCTGTCTTTGAGATACGGTTGCAATCTACTGTCTTTTCAGACCCCTTTCTTCCTATCTGTCTCTTCGCTACACCTTCTCTTGAAAGATTAATCTCTTTAAGTGTACCCACGATTTGTACTGAATTAATACTTTTCTTAATTGCCATGTTTAATTTCCTTTCTTAAATAAAAATTTGTAACTTATATATATTATCGCTGTGGGCACAGCGTTATTTTATAAATTACTTCTCCTTTGGATAGCCTAATACTATCTTACCAAGTTTGTCACTATACTGTAGCTTTGGTGTTGGAGTTGCATTAAGCTTCATAGTTAGTTTTGTTCTAGCCCAAGTCTTCTTCCACTTTTTAGTATCCTTTTTGTCACCCCAATAATCATCAAGGGCATTTGTCATAATAATCTTTTTGTCTCTCATAATTTAATCCTTTCTTTGCCTAATTATTGTAAGTGGTTAGGTAGGCACCCTATATTACTATAGGATACCCAATCTATTTTTATCAAGGAGGTGAATTATGATGTGGGTACACAGAATACCCACCTAACCACTCACTTAATTCCACAGGTAGGATTTGATACCTACAATCTCAACCACAAACCACAACGGAATTATATCACAGTGGTGATACCTTTTCTGTGGAGAAATTATGTACTACCAATTGGTAAATCAACGGTTTGGGAATCGAACCCACATCTGTCTGCGTAATAATATTTACAGTGCTTTGCCATTAAGCTAAACCGTTGAGGTGCGGCGAACAGTAACATAATTTTCAATTTGTTAGGAACTGTTTTGTGCCGCTTGTTCGGACGAGTAGTAATTCAATGTAGCCTCTACACTCGTAAGTGCTGAGGCGGTTATTTAGGAACTACTTTATGTCCGACTCTATTATAAATGGCGAAGAGTAAAAACTGTATAAAGAATTTAGGAACTCTTTTTTGCCATTCTTTATTGTGTCTAGGGGACGAGTAGTAATGAATAGGTCAGATTGACGGTCTGACTATTTAGGAACTACTTTATATCCCAATTTGATTTAATTATATTACTTAACAATCTAGTTGTCAAGAAAAAATTTCAAATAAAGTTTCCTTTGAGATATTTTCAAGCGACAAGTCTGTGTATTTGAAATCTTCATCCATTTCTGTAGGAAGTTCTTCTAATACATTGCCGCCGCAATTTGCAAGAAAATCTCTGAGACCTAACTGAATCTCACTTTTGAGTGAATTAACTTCCATGCGCATTTTATCTGTGTTACTGTAGTATGATACCATACCACCACTAGTGTTGTCAAGGTCAAATACAAACGTTGTCTGATTTTTATTAATCTCAAATGAACCTACTGTTAACGAACCTCTATCAATTTCTAAATTAGCAGTAGTAATTACATCATTTGGGTCAATGACATAATTCTTAACAAGTGACTCAGTATCTTTGTCCGCTCTAGCAATAATCAGCTTAAACTTGACAGTTTTCATACCACTACGATTAGCGTAAAGGTTTACATGAATGTTTCCACTATAATTATCTGCATCAATAAACATGGCCTCGCAAGCTCTACCATCAACCGTCTGAGTCATATCACCGCTGAATAATGTTCTAGCATTATTAGTCTTGTGTGACCCATTCCAACCAATCTTACTGCCGTTTGAATCTAATATAGATAAATCTAAATCGCACTCGTAAGGCTTTTCCCAAACGATAGCCACAATAAGCGCATCATTGTTTGTAAGTGTAATCTTACTCTTATTAGGAATGCTACCTACAAAATTCTTTTCGCTAGTTGGTAATGTATAATCAATACCACTTGGTAAATAGAAATTCTTATTCTCAATATTTTCCATTACTCTCTTAAGGAGACATGCATAAGCAAAATTTCTACGCTTAGTAATTTGTTTAATATCCTTTGGTTTTGCCTCTGTAAAATAACTCTTGCCGTTTCTTACGCGGTATTCCATATAAGCAGGGTTTGCTGAAATGTAATTAAGAGTATTTAATAAAGCCATATGCTTAAATATAGGCAATGAATTTAATACAAGCTCCAAATCAGAGTAATTAATTGGTACATTAGTATCTGTAATTTGGTCTTTAAGAGTCTTATTAGAATATACTCTAATTGACTTTTTCTTGCTCAATTTATTAAGCTTATTCATAATACTAGCATTATCTGAATTCTTAAACATCAAAAACAAATCTTTATTGGTAATAAATATGCTAGCTAATTTATTGTATCCATATTGACTAATATAAAGTTCAAGTGCGTCGTTTACCTTTTCGTAATTATATGACATCATAACTCTAATTAATCTAAGTGTGCCTTGATTTTTAATTTTAAGTGTAGTACCTGTAGCAAGATAAATCATATATCTAAGCATTTCGTTTGGGTCGCTAGGAACTACTCCTAATATACTGCAAAGAACACACTTTACTTCTTTATTTGAAATCTCATCTATAATATCAAAGAATTCAAAATGGTTTATTAATGTTACTACATCTTCTACTGTTTCAGAAGAAAGAGCCGCACTACAGAGTGTTATTATTTTATTTCTTAATTCTACTTTGTCTATTTCGCAAATATTAATCAATTTAATTTCTGCGAAGTCGAGATTTGGTATACGAACCTCTTCTTTTGGAATATACACATATGGACTTGTAAAATTAGTACCATATGTTGTAAGATAATGTAATGACTGTTCAATAAGTAAATCTAATAAATTAGTATTTTTAACTATATTGAAGTCTTTGTGAAATGTCGAATTGAATAATTCTCCGTCTTTTCCATAAAGCGAAATAGCATAATCAACTAGTTCGTCGTCTATATTTGGCATTAAAATGCCGCAACGCAAAGCTTTAGTTGAAAAATCATTAGTCTCTACATCGTTATAGAATCTTTTGAATAATTTAATGATAATTTTATTGTAATTCATAATTCTTTCCTTTCTCGATTTGATAGGGAAATTTCGGGATTGAACCGCCTTTACAGCACCATTACTGTATTTCCCTTATTGACCCCGAGGAGGATGGGCGGGGTCAATCCAACTAAGTCAGCATCTAGTTATCTGTGACCTAGATGTTATATGTGGGTGAAGGGAGGGACTTGAACCCTCACAAGCGTTATACTTGGTGGAACCACAATCCACTGCGTCTACCATTTCGCCACCAACACCACAACAGCCTTAATTGCATTTTTCATGTGCGTCCCGCTCGTTCTAACATGATGTTCACAAAGGTTGCTAACCTACTACGCCCTCGCTTATACCGTCCGCATTTGTACGGTGGTTGTCTTCCTAACCGCAATATCTCTACTAATTTTAACTAGTATATAATTAGTAGTAATCCTTGGCTGTTTGTTTATAATTAATATATCATTTTTAGATGTGAATGTCAAGTATTTACTTAAATTTCTTTAAATCTACTACTTGTCCATCTTCAATAATAGCATAGTACCCATTTCTATAAAGACTTTCACAATCCTCGATGGTCAAATCACTTAATTGAATTTTATCATCCCAAGTTGCAGGTCTATGTTTTGTAATATTAGGGTCAAATTTAATTGACTCCCTGTTGTGTCTTTTCTTCATTATATCACCAAATTATATAAATGTCAACTACATATTTCTAAGCTGTCTCTCTAATTTCTTAATAAGATTAGGGGTTGCCTTGCCTCTTTCAGTAATTACCTTAATTCTGTTTTCCAAGATTGCCTTCTTCTGCTCTGTTGTCATAATTATTCCTTTCTTACCATTTATATATTTTATTTCCACGCCAATCCTTACACCAATCACGTTTTACATTGTCATTGTATTCTGAAAACATGAATTTATAAGTAGCGTTAGATTCTCTAAGATTTACTGTACAATCGTCAATAAATAATCCGCCATGCATATTGATAATATTCTTACTCATATCTAATGGGATTGCAATTATAGGTATATCTCTAAACCCATTTTTATTAAACCAATAACGTTTTCTGATAAAGTTTGTAATTGTACCCTTTGTTACTATTACAATTTTGTCTCTATATCTAGTTAAAAATCTTTTAGCCCCATGAGTAAATTTAACTACCCTAAAGAACTCTTCACTTTCAAATAATTTTTCTACTTCTATAGAGTTGGTAGGATAGAGGTTGGTATAATTCCAATCCGTCACCTCTTTGCCTTTGTGATTCTTTTTATATATTTCATTAAGCAAAGTGCACATAGCATCGTTGCTAGCCAACAATACCCCATCAGCGTCGATAAATATTTTAGTACACTTTTTAGAAATATGGTCTAGTCTCTTATCCATGTCGCACTCCTTTCATTTTAATTTAGTTTGCTCCACAATACTAAACAAACCAATGCTAATACTCCTAATATAATCCTATAAGCCCCATATAACAATACCATATTATATATAAAATAAACACCCCAATAAAAATGAGATATAGATAAAACAGCAAATAGAACTGTAATTATACTAGTGAGCAACTTCGATATATTCATCATTATCACCATTATTAGGAACTTCGTATTCTCCATTCTCATTCATAGTTAATACGTCCTCTTTAAACATCCTCTCAAGGTCTTCTTCTGTGATTCCTACTACTTCACGGACGCCACAAATATTAGATAAATAATAACTACCTACAAGTCTATCTCCAAAGTCTGCGTATATATGGCCATTAGCGTCTTTGGCATTAGGATTAAAGTTACTTTTATAAAAATTCATTATATAATCTTCAAAAACTTCTTTTTGTTCTACTCTATCGGCGGCAAGACTTACAATGCTACCGTCTAATTTATCGATTGAATATACCATAGGCTAAATATCCTCTCCCCATAACATATCGTCAATGGTAATTTTTGGCAAACGCTCTAATGCGCATTCTTCACAAAGCTCTTCGCCATCTACGATGTATAGTTCTTCACAATTTTCATTTCCACATCCATCACAAATAAGATATGGCACACTATAGTATTTGCAACCTTCGTGTAAACATGGAAGACCACAGCCTACACAATCACTTCTAAATTCTCTCGCCATAATGACACCTCTCTTTCATTTGATATAATTATAATATCATAGTTAAAATATTATGTCAATACTATTTTGCAAAAATTTTCATTTCATCATAAAATTTATCTGCCACGCCTTCATCGTATGTATTAATCTTTACTCCTAGGTCTTTATTAAAATCTAAGCTGAATATCGAGATAATACTGCTTGCGCTAAATACTTTATGTCCGCCAAGTTCCCAAACCTCTGTAGCGTTATCATATTTAGCAATGATGTTAACAAATTTCTTGACCTTATCAACTGTATCAAGTTTTACTACTGCCATGCTTCTCATAGTGTTGCTCCTTTCACTTATTTTCTATATAGTAACATAAAGTAGAGGTTATGTCAACCCCTACTTTATATCTTTTAATGGTATTTCATATTTTCTTACTAAAGCATAATCTTTAATAACAACTTCTTTAACATCTGTTTTAATCCATTCGTCATTTTCATTTTTTGTTACTCTATTTTGTTCTCTGACTATTGCCATAATTGCGTCTCCAACATCACAAGGATTTTCATTATAAACCCAACGCTTCACCTTGTATTGGAAATATTTGCCATCACACATACGATATATGGTAATAAATGTAGTGCCATATTTATTTGTTTCTTTGTTAGATACAATGTAAAACTTTTCGTCGCAATCAATAGTAATATCTGAGTATCCGAGTATAGCTACATCATATACCATTCTAACGGCATCTGTAATAGGTTCATATGTAAGATTACTACAAATAAGTTTTATAACTTCTTTCATGTTGACTCCACGGAATTGTTTTTCAGTAGCCTTCTCACAAAATGGCTCGATTTGTTCTCTAGTAAGATTATATTTGTCCAAGTCCTTAAGAGTAAGAGAACAGCGTTTTCCAAGCTTCATAAACACTTCATAGCAAGCCAACAAGTAATTTATATCTCCAAATTCTCTAAAGAAGTCAATCATAATAAGTAGTGTAAGTTCGGTTTTGTTTGCTAAACCACCCTCTGATATATCATAAAGCAGGTCTATAAATGTATCGTAGTGGTTATCTTTAAGGGTATTAAGGTTATCTCCACAAGCGGAGCCAATGTTTTTGATTGAGCCAATACCCTTGTAGATAATTTTGTCGCCATTATTTGAGTAATTACTATCAGAATGTCTAAACATTGGTTTTTGTACACTAATTCCAAAATATTTACATTCAGTATTTAACCTATCAGATTTAGCCTTGTCATCAGAATAAAGATTGAATACTACGGTATAATATTCTAATGGATGATTTGCTTTTAAATAAGCACAATATAAGCAATCTAATGCCGTGGCGAGTCCATGCGGACTATTGAAAGAATACTTCATATTGCTTTGCATATCTGCCCAAGATTCATCGAATTCGTCATAGCTTCCTGTATTAACTTTCCATTGCTCCCTAATACGCTCTTCTAAGGCTTCAAAATCTTCTTTGTGAATTTTCTTTTTGGAAATCTTTTTTATTAAACCAATTGATTCAGCAGGACTTACTCCAAGCCATTCAAAATATTTCATAATATTTTCTTGGAAACAACACCTATGATATGTATTATTAAATAATTCATCGAGGTATTTTGACCCCGTAGTATATTTACTTCTAGCTATAAAATCATCTCTTAAACTTTCAAATGACGGTCTAATTGCCGCTACAAACATAGCCATTTCTTCTATGGTTCTAGGTTTAAACTTCATTAATAAATCAGTAGCCCATGTGCCTTCCACCTGATTTAATGTGCACGTTATACCATAATCAAATAATTTCCAAACCTTATCATCAACGTTTTCAAGTAATTCTTTAATAGTCATAATTGGTTTATTAATCATTTTAAATACTTTGTCTATAATATCCCATACTGTAACTATTAGATAATCATTTTTAAGATATTTCCAAGCGTCGGCTTCATTAGATGTAATCATAGCACAAATGAATTCACCCAATCTGATGACTCCTACCTCTTCCCTAATATCTTCATTTAAAAGTAGGTGTGCACATGGGTGTACAGACGCGGATATAATTGTTCCCACATATTTATTTGCTTCTTCAATAACTTCTTTCCATTGTGGATTATCTGTATAATTTTCAATTGACTTGGCAACTTCATTATATTCATCAAATTGCATTCCATGAGAGCGGCAAGTGTTTCTAAATGCCTCACCAAGTTTCATAGTACCATAAGCAACCATTGGATAACAACCATTTTCGCCCAACAAGTCCTTTGTAGCTTTTACAAAAGGTTCTTGACTAGAGACATTAAAATCCACGTCAGGAAGCGCCTTATTTTCAAGCAATCTAGCTGTTGACATAAATCTATCGCTATACATTGGTAAGTCTACTGTGAGTCTATCAATTTGAGTAATACCTAAAATTTTATTTACTAAAAAACTTCCACAACTTCCTCTACCTGTTCTAGTTAATGTTCCGCCATATTCATTTACAGCTTTATTGATAACTTCAATATTTAACAGGAAATAGTCAGGCGTGTGTATTTCATCTTTTGTTTCATAGATTACTTGTAGTTCTTTTTTGCACTCATTAATATATTTTTGCCTATCTTCTAATGGAATATTGTCTACATCCATAACATTAGAAAAGCGTTTATTCATCTCATTAACTAAGATGTGATATTTTTCCTCATCTGTTTTTCCTTTGTAGATTGTAGGCATTTTAATTGATTTATCTATCTCAATATTTTCTACGTCATCAAATATTAATGTATTATTTATAGCTTCTGCGATTTCATCTTCTGATAATATTCCTTGAACTACAAATCGATTATACATAGTATCGTAATCAGGATAATCCAATACGAAATTATCTTCCTCACCATAATTTATCCCTTTTCCTTTAAGTAATTCTAATCTTTCATTTGATTGTTCAGGGTAAATATAATGTGAGTCATTAGCTGCAATTAATTTTAATCCAAATTGTTCTTTAAGTTTTAAGGCTTTACGATTAACCTCTTTTTGTATCTCTTCATTGTGATTTTGTACTTCAAGAAATAAATTATCACCAAAACGATTAAATAAAGGGATAAAAAGTTGATTATAACTATCTTCATCTTTTAGTAATCCCGCTACACACGCTGTAGTAATATATAATTCGTCTTTGTCAAAATTTAATAAATCTTCAAGAAATAATCTAGGTTTATAATAATAACCCTCAATATTAGCCCTAGAATTAGCCAAATTTAGTTTTTTACGGGCTTTGTTTGTTTTAGGTATTAATATTATATGATAATTTCTGTTATCTTTTTCTAAAGGATTAGGGACTATATAGCCTTCTAGGCCAAACTTTACATTAAGACCATATTCGTCTGCTAATTGTTTGGCTTCAAATATATCACCACCACTACCGTGGTTTGTAGTCCATACATTAGGCTCACCTAATTCTATAGCACGTTTTACATAATCAATAAAATGAGCATTTGTGTCGGGAGTAAATATATTACTTATGTGGTCATGTTTGTGGTAATTATTATAACGTTTCATATTATTCCTCCACTAACTTAAATTCTTTGTCTGTATTTTTTAAATTCTTTTGTAATCCTCTAAGATATTTTCTTAAACTAGCAGGGTTTATATTAGCATATTCAGCACATTCCTTAATACTATTAAATATAATTCCATCACATTCTACTTTTATACCTTTTAATTCAGATAATTTCTTTTTTGTTTCTTCCGAATGAGTCTTTCCATAAAAAGCATTTTTCTCACCTACTCGTTTCTTGCAACTTTCAGACAAAGTTTTATGATGGTGTTCGGTATTGCAATTCTCTTTTTGAGTGCCCCACTTAAGGTTAGTATATATATTATTTTCTTGGTCATCATCCAAATGTAATACGTATTTGTATTCTTGTGGATTAGGATTTTCAACAAATGCTTGAGCCACTAATCTATGTACGTCTACAGTAAACAACTTTTTATCTTTATGTAGACAAATAAATATATATCCATTTACACGTTTATGCGTTTTTAATATCTTTTCTTTTTTATATCTAGGATGAAAAGATTTAATTCTGCCTAAGTTTGAAACTTGATATAATCC